GTATGTCCACAAAAAGCCCATAAATCGTGTCGGCGTTTGATCCCGTGGTGGGCGCTATCCGCTTCACTTCAGCAATAATCAGGGAATCCACTTCAGGCATCGCAATGCCCACGGCATCCTCTGTGACCATGTGGCGCCATGCCGTGCCGTGTGCCGCCTGTTCTACCCGTATTTGTGCATCAGCCGGGAAGTTGTCTTGATTATGCCCTTTGGCCACTGTGTAATTGATCTCCCACCGCACAAGGCCTGTGCCGGTCCCATTGCTTGCCCAGTGAACGTGCATATACGCAAGGCTTCCAGGCTCAACATCATGGTCAACGTGCCATACCACATACACGGAATCGCCTATTCCAAAAGCCCGTTGCTTCACGACACCGCTAGGACCGAAAGCGGTCAGCGTCGGCGCACCCGCCCCAGTAGCCGCTGAAGTCAGGTTGGCAAAGTTATCCTTCCAGCCAATCGTGCGGTTAAAGATAGTACCAATCTCATCCTCAGCAGTAGACACTTCACTCGTAAGCGAAGTCAGGCGACTGTAAACGTAAGACTTCCAAGCGTTATAACTGAACATTAAACCGCCACCCACCCCTGTTTTTTATCGCCGCCAATATCGGTCAGCATTTTCCTGTATTCAATAAAACCCGAACCACCTGTAGTATCAAGATACAGACTCAATAGCGGGGCTTCAACAACTCCCTCTGGGCTGCCCGTCCCGACGATGGGCAGGTATCTTGCCAGTAGATTCATTTGGTCGCGGAAGTGTTCCCGCATTGTAAGGTCAGAATAGACAATAGGCTGTGCGGCGTTTAACTGAGGCACGATGCCTCCCAAGCGTCATTGCGCTGTGTTAAAATAGCGTGGTACTGGAAGCGGCTAAAGAGCTCCGCGGGGACTTTGCTCACTATTGAACTAAGCAGCATCATCGACCCCGTAAATGTCAGCTGTTAATTGAAAAAGGACGGGCTTAACAGGATCGGAAATTGTTAGTTTGAAAACGTCAAAGCGGCTTGATCGGCCATTGCGTCGCCAGATCGCCCGCCGATTGAACTCGCCTATTTTCCCTAGGGGGCGGCTGCGCTCGTCCGAAAACGTCTTGCCCCCATCACGCGAGACTTGCAGGCGTATCTGTGGATCAGGATATTCTGCGTTACCTACCCCTGACTCAAAAGTAGCTTCCAGGTAGGGAATGAAAAACGGTTCCATGTTGTTTTGAAAGGGCTGTGTCGAAACTGTCCGCACAATCACCTCGCCGTACTCGGTATAAATATCAGTGTCAGCAATGCCTATGCGCCCGTCACGTGAATCCGTTGCGTACAGTCTGCCGTAAGCCGTCGCAAAGCCCCTCACCCGTGACCCGACAACATCGAAAGCACCAGACGCGAGAGTGACCCTTGACTGCCGTTCGTGCCATCGGCCCGTTGTGGTGTCGTAAACAATCGTGGTATTGGGCAGTCTAAAGCCGACAAAGTAATGCCCTGACTGCCCGTAACTCCAGCCGGTCACGTCCTGCAATTCTTCCCGTGTTAGTCTGGATAACATTTGGTCGATAGGAAGGGTAGAGACTTTCTGTGTGCCGTTGCCCTGCAATGCCCAGACGGCAGGCGATTCACCTTCCCCGCCACCAATGAATAAAACAGAATCCTTAGTGTGCGTTGGCGAGAATGGCGCAAATACGCCCTGCTCAATAAACAATCCAGTTCGTTGATAAGGAAACTCAGCGCCCCCAATGTTGCTGAAGGCTTCAATCGTAAATTCGCCGCCAATGAATAACTGATTCTTGTACACAAAAGGCACAACCACACCGTCAGGCGACGACTCTGCACTGCCAAAGTCCAGGGCGTTGTAATTCAGTCCGTCATTTAACGCCGAAACAATAAATTTCTTTTGGTCTGTGGTATAAACAAAGTAGCCGTCATTAAACACCGCATACTGCGGATCGCCGCTTGCCCTGAAATCTGTGTCAACCGTATCAATATCAACCAATGTGTCAGGGTCATCACTGAAGATATACCCTTTGCCGCCAGGCACCAGAATCAATAACTGCGTGTCATTGTTTACCATTGAAACAGGGCCTGTAGATTCAATCTGCCCAAGGTTGTCCAGCGAATGGTCTTCATTCAGCCTGAAAAGGGTTGGCCCGTTGACCACGTACAGCCGCGCCTTAAAGGTTTTCTCACCCCTTGAGGCGTCTGTTATCACTATTCCAGTGGTAGCGGCCTGAGTCAGCCCTGGTGTGCCCCTGAGTGTTTCTGTATTCAGTGCGGGCGCTTCCGGGATATGCGGATACCAGTTGCAGCAAGTTTGTGCTGATAATGGCAGAGATTCGCTTGTGTATGCGCCATTCCCTATCGGTAAAATCGTGCGCGGCATTACGCCACCCTCACAAGAGAATCCATAACGGTAATCTCTCGGTCAGTAATGGCATCACCTACTACCACGTCAATGAAGTCGCCCGCTTCCATCGCAATAGGCCCTGAAAGCATAATGCTTAGGGGCGTAGTGGATAGCGCCAAATCCCTGACATACAGCGCAAGCACGTTGTTTTTGGCTATCCCTATCACACCCCCGGCAGTGGACCCGCTGGCCTTGATATTGAATTCACCGTAAACGTCTTTTGTTATCCCCTCACCACGATTGGTAATGCGCCCTGAAATATCAGGGGATAGACTAAAGGAATCCTGTACCGTCCAGAAGCCGTTGACCTTTTCCAGTACAGCAGGCGTCGAAATCACAGTGCCGCGTCGATTGCCGGACAGACTCATAACGCCCATGGGTGATTGGTTAAAATACAGTTCTTCATCGTCGCAGTAATTGCCGGACCCTTTCGGCAACGTCCCAGGCAGTATAGACGTGCCGATATTCACACCCATCCTGTACAGGGTTTTAAGCCCTTCCTGTGCCTGTTTGATAAGTGCCGCAGATACACGACCACCAAACATGGGCGCAAGGTCAATCGCCAGGTTTGCCGCCACACCCCGCATCGCCCCGTTAGGTATCGTTACAATGTCAGTGATATTGCAGCAACGGTTATACCCTAAGCGCACACCGTCCGATTCCAGCCCGTCCATATAAGCGTTCAAAACGTACAGGCCATCTGCGTATTCATCGGCTTCCAGGGTAGAATCACCGGCATCGACAAGAATATGGAACAATGCACGCCGGATTAAATCCCCTGCCGTTGTAAACCCAAAGCAGCTATTAAGTCCAACCGATAAACCGGACGGAGCAGACGATACCGACACATTAATAGTCGGCGCCGTGGCTACCGCAAATGTCGCTATGGTAAAGGTTCCGCTCACTGACTAATCCTTTGTTATGGGCTTATTGCCCGCTGTTAAAGCGTCGGTATCTTAATGGTCTCTACTTCACACACCCAATCAATCGTAGTAGCCGCTTTACCTGTGACCTTCACTTGATAGCCCTCTAACGTGCCCCCGAAAGAGCTAACACTTATCGTAGGATCTGTTGCCAGTGCTTCCTCATCTATTACGAGCGTGCAGGTTGTAGGACTAGCGGGCCATAGGAAGGTAGTTGTAGTACCACTTCGTCTGGCAATAAACTGGAATGTCCATATTCCCACGTTGTTATTGGCCGGGACTCTGTAACAAATCGTCCCTTTCACATATTCGCAATCACCGTCCTCAAAATGTTTGCTGGTGAATAATACAGGGTTGGTAGCGGCTGTTGTTTGTACAGTTCCTCGACGGGCAGCTAGCTGAGCACTACGGACAAGCGTTCCATATTTATCCAGCATTGCGTAATGCAGATTGTCGCCGTAGTTCTGTCCAGAGCCCGTTAAGGCATGTCCGGCAGTGTAGAGCGCGTCAACCTTATCTAACGCTAATGTTCTGCTTTGTATTTTGGCAGAGGTCGCTGCAACGTATGACTTGCTATCCTTAAAACCACCATCAACACCAGTTATTAGATAAGACCCTGTAGTCTGAACGCCAGCAATCGTTGGGGGGTTTTTAATTGAATAGGTGTAAAAGGTACCGCTGTCTGTTGCGGAACTTGTGAGAACAACCTGGACATAAATCGCCGGGTCAGTTATCAGCGTAAACTTTAGCCCATCCCCCGCCTTGAAGTTACCAAGCCCCATAGCATCTAAATCAGCCAGGGCTGTGGATGTCTTGTCGATCTTAATCGTAGTCTGTGCTGCGTTTAGTCTCCATGTGTAGGATGTCGGGTCACTGTCGCTGTCAGCCAGACGGCCTGATGTTGGAGATGGGTACCGATAGTCCTTGGCGAGTCTAAAAGGCCCATAATTGGCATCCTTGCTGGTGTTGCTCAGTAATATATCAACACCCTTTTCTCCAAGCGTATCCGCAGTTTCACCATCCCAGTGTAAATCGTCTGTGCCGGGAACAAGCCCGGTTGTGGGCACAACAAAGCACTTCTCTCCTATAAGAGTCTGCGCGATGGCATGGCCGTTAAAAGAGGTACATCCTGCATCAAAATACGCTGGTCTTTCTCTGATCTTTTCTGAAAAGTCATTCAGAATAATTATTGTATTGTCGTCTGCCACACCCCACTTGCTAGGGTCTTTGAGTTCGGCAATGTGTTGAGCACACACCCGCCCATACTCTGCTCCACTCAGACCGTAATAAGGAGTGCCAGCACCTGCTTCGCCATAAATAGCCTCAGTCTCTCCCTGCGCCATCATGTAAATGTGGAGCTTAGTGGTGCCAGATTGGGAAGGATCGTCTATGTGGAGCTGTGCAATAGCAGCATCAACCGCATCAGTAAAAATCTTTCCAATGCTCGTTGATACCCCAGGATACATCCAGCCATAAGTCGGTTCAGTCAGTCCTGTTCCAGCGATATAACTTACAATAGTCCTGACCTTCCTGCCTGTCACTGCGGCGAGCTTTGCAGCAAAAGCATGCGGAATACTTCCCGACGCTTTCCAGACGCCAGCAGATGCCTCCCATGAGCGCGGAGTACCCACATAAGGCTGAGTATTAACATCATCATAGTGATCTGCCTTAACAACAGTGCGCCATGCATAGGCTCCGGTAACACCGGGGGCAGCCCTACTCCAGTCCAGTACATTGGTGACATCGGCTGGAGGAGTTCCAACGTAGGAGCGTGTCCCTGCGCCATTAGACTGAGCCGTAAAGCCCAAGAGAATGTCAGCACCCGGAGGTAAGTCTCCAACTATTCTTGCAGCGTTCGCCATTATGTTCGCCCCCACCTCCCACGCCGAA